GAGCAGCGCTTACCAAGGGTTTACAGCTTTTTATCTAGAGCTAAAGTTTACGACCAAGGCAATTTTAAAGACGAGGACGGTAAGCAAATCTGCGGCTCTATAATGTACGCAGCTTGGGGCGGTGATGAGATGCACCGCTGGGCAGAAAGAACCTTAAACAATATGAAAGAAGAAAAAAGCGAGCGCCATATAAAGAAGGTAGAAGAAACAGCTACCGAGATTATTATAACCTACGGCAAATCGGAAGACGTAGAGGAAGCCGGCTATAAGGAAGACGAAGACCGAGCGGAACCCGACGAGGTAAACGTAGGGGACTTCGTAAGCTGGAATAGCTCCGGAGGACGTAGCCAAGGGGTTATAGTAGAAGTAGAGCGTAACGGACAAATAGAAAGCGACAGCGGCTTTAAAGTAAATGGTAACGAGGAAGATCCCGCAGCGCTTATAAGCGTTTACGAATACGATAGCGAGGAGCAAGCTTTTACCGAGCGTAAGCCGCCGCTAAGAGTAGCGCACCTATTCAGCACCTTAACGAAAGTAGACGGTGCAGAGGTACGCAGTAAAGAGAACCTAGTAGAGCAAAGAAGCTACAACAGCGAAACGAGAGCTGTAGAGGGCAGAACGGTAGAAGGTTACGCTAGTGTTTTTAATTCAATGAGCGAGGACTTAGGAGGCTTTAGGGAGATCATACTACCAGGAGCTTTTAAGAACGCTCTTAACGACGATATACGAGCGCTCTATAACCACGATAGTAACTACCTGCTAGCTAGAACTGCTAGCGGTACGTTAGAAGTTAAGGAGGACGATAAAGGCCTTTACTATCGTTTTGAGATGCCTAACACTAGCTACGGTAATGACTTATTGGAGCTATACAAAAGAGGAGATTTAACACAGTCTAGCTTTGGCTTTACTGTAGATAAAGATAGCTGGCGCTTAGAGGAAGGCCAGCACGTAAGATATATAGAGAGCGTAAGCTCCCTATTTGACGTTTCTGCCGTAGTTTACCCGGCATACGTACAAGCCTCAAGCGGACTACGCAGCGCCGAGCCTAACGGCGAAGGCGAAGCGGAGGAAGCAAGAGAGACACCTAAAGAGGAGGTAAACTTGAATTTATATAATGCTTTAATTAAACTAGCTAAAAATGAACGCTAAACAATTGCGCGAAAAACGCGCCGCTCTTATTGAGCAAATGCAAGGAATGGTAGCGGCTGCTAAAGCAGAAGGCCGTAACCTTTCAAACGAGGAAAACGAAAAGTTCGACACTATTAATAACGAAGTAGACGAGCTACGCGCTTCTGCTACTCGTATCGAAAGAGCCGAGGAGCTTAAAAAAGAATTAGCTTCTAAAGCTGACGAGGTACGCGACAATGCAGCTCCTGCTAAAGTAGAAGCACGCGACGCTTTTAACGCTTACTTACGTAGAGGCGTTAACGGTCTAACACCAGCAGAAGCTAACGCTTTAGGCGAATTGCGTACTGGGGCAGATAACGCGCAGGTGACCACCAACGACGGTTTGGGAGGCTTCCTTGTACCGGAGAACTGGAGCGACTTTGTAAGCGTTACCGAGTTATTTAAATCGGACATTGAGCAAGTAGCTACTGTTATCCGCACGGCAAACGGCCAAGCGTTTAACTTACCTGCTAATAACGATACTACAGTAGTAGCTGCTATCTTAGGAGAGGCTACCGCAGTTACTCGTAGCGATATGACTTTTACTAACGTGAAGTTTGATCCGTTTACTTATTCTTCGGGATTGGTACAAGTATCAAACCAGTTAATGAGCGATAACGCTTTTGACCTTTCTAGCTTTGTAGGTGGCCAATTAGCTAACCGCTTAAAGAGAGGTATTAACGCAGGTTTAACTACTGGCGCAGACACTACAGCACCTCAAGGTATTGTAGTTGGATCCGATCAAGGTAAGCTCTTAACTTCAAATTCAGCTATTACGTTGAGTGAAGTAATGGACCTTTTCTACTCGGTAGATGCTTCTTACCGTAACGCTCCTAACGCGGGGTGGATGATGAATTCTAGCACCGCTAAAGCTATTAGAATCCTCGGTTTTGCGCAAACAAATGATTTCCCTTCGTATGTACCGGGAATGAGCGTAGGTGAGCCGGATATGTTATTTGGTAAGCCGGTATACATTAACGAAGATATGGCTTCGATTGGTGCTGATGCTAAAGTAATTTTATTCGGTGATCTTTCACAGTACTACATTCACGAAGCAGGCGGCGTACAAATCTTACGCTTAAACGAGCGCTTCGCTGACGAGTTAAGTACTGGCTTTATTGGTTACCGTAGAGTAGACGGACACCTATTACAAAGCACCGCTGTTAAGCACCTAGTAATGGGCTCTTAATAATGAAGGTTATTTTTAACCAAGCTATAGCAGGGGCAGACTTCCACTACCGTAAAGGGCAGGTGGAAGTGCTGCCTACTGCGCTAGCTCAAGACCTATTAAACGCTGGCTTTTGCTCGGTAGTAGAGGAGAAGAAAGCGGCTAAAGCTGAGAGAGCAGTAAGCAAAAAGACCACAAAAAGAACAACCCGCAAAGCTAAGTAATGAGCTACAGTATAGTAACCCCAGCAACTTTAAAAGCTTTAACCGTACAAGAGGTTAAGGACTATTTACGTGTAGACTCTAGCGACGAGGACACTCTACTAGGGGTACTTATTGACGCTTCGACACAAATAGCGGAGCACTACTTAGGGCGGTTCTTATTGACTACGGTAATAGATGAATTTTACGACTTCTTCCCGGTGTATAAAACGGGAGTAGATCCGTTCCAAGGGGACAAAAATATAATCTATTTAAGTAGAGGACCAGTACAAAGCGTAGCTAGTGTTAAGTATGTAGACGGCAGCGGAGTAGAGCAGACCGTAACAGCTAGCGACTACAATACCGACCTAGTAAGCGAGCCGGGGCGTATAATGCCCGACCAAGGCTGGCAAGCTACAAAGGACACGGTAAACGCTGTTATTATTCGTTACACCTGCGGCTATACTCAAGCTTCGGACGTACCGGCAAATATAAAGATGGCTATGCTTTTGATTATTGGAGAAATGTACGAGAAGCGAGTAGACAGCGTACACCGCTTACCTACAGCTAGCGAGTACTTACTAAACCCGTTTAGAGTTTTCCGCTTTGATTGATCCCGGTAAACTAGATAGAAGAATAACGCTACGTAATGCTAGCGTAAGTACGGACAGCTTCGGCCAGGCCGTAAGAACGTATAGCGACCTAGGTAACGTATGGGCTAAAGTAGACTACCGCACAGTAAAGGAAGGAGAAGAAACTTCTAGACTTACTAGCGTTAATAAGGTCCGCTTTACTATTCGTTATAGAAGCGATGTAGACGCTACCACGAAAATAAGCTGGGACGGCAATACCTACGAAATAGAGGGCGTAAGCTTAGAAGGTAGAGAGCGTTACTTAATCTTAGACACTACGTTAAGGGACTAATGAAAGACGGCATTTACTTTGAGGTAGAAGGACTAGAAAAGGCCTTAATGAAGCTAGAACGGTTAGCAGAAATAGACCGTAAGAAAGCTAGGCAATTTAAGGCCGGTATAAAGAAGGCAGCTAAGCCAATGGTAACGGCTATTAAGAACTCTATAGAAAGCAGTAAAAATAAAAAGGCGGTTACTAAAAGTATACAAACAAAACGCTCCAAAGATCCTGCAAAGCGTAAGTACAAAGAAGTAACTTATAAAAGCGGTAACTTAGAAAAATCTATAGGCTTTATTCCTACTAAAAAAAAGGGAGCTCTTTTAGGTTATGTAGGAGCTAGAACTGGCAAAAGAGCGGGTAAGACTTTCGACGGGTATTATGCAGCTATAGTAAACTATGGGCTAGGAAGGGGTAAAGCGAAAGCTAAACCGGACAAAAAAGAAAACATAAACTACGCAGAGAAAGGCTTTAAGAAAGCCGCAGCACAAACACAAGCACAGCTACTAAGAGAGGTGCAAAAAATACTAAAGCAGAGCATATATCAGCTCAGTAGATAATGAACGAAGGCAAAGCTATATATTCTATTCTTACGGAAAATGCGGGAGTATCTGCAATAGTAGGAAACAAAGTTTACCCGCAGATAGCAGCGCAAGGCGCGGCTTTTCCTTTTGTTGTATATGTGCTACAAGATAACAGCCCTAGCGATACTAAAAGCGGGGTAAGTACTTTGGACGAAGTGCGCTACGACATAGTAGCGGCAGCAGAAACTTATACCGAACTATCAAGCCTTACGGAAAGAATACGACTAGCTTTAGACCGTTACACGGGAACTATTAGCGGAGTAGTAGTAGATAGCATACAGTTTATAGACTTGGACGTAGATAACGACCCAGCTACCGAGACTTACGTAAGCAGCTCGGAATACATTTTAAGAATTAAGCGATGAAAATAACACTAACAAAAAAAGTAACCTCTCCTAGTGGTAAGAAGCTAGCTAAAGGTCTAACTTTAACAGTAGTAAACGAATACGGCCAAGAGCTTATAGAAGCGGGAAAGGCTGTAAAATTTGGAGAGGAAGCCCCGGCAGAAGCTCCGCAAGTAATAGAAGACGAACAAATAAAATTAAATTAAAATGGCAACTACTGGCATTATGAATGGAACCCTACTAGGGGTTTACTCAGCAGGCACTCTAATAGCTCACGCTACAGAGGGCTCTATTTCTCTCTCGATGGATACGAGAGACGCAACAAGTAAGGACTCTAGCGGAAGCAGAGACTTACTAGAAGCAACTAAAAGCGGTACTATTAGTGTATCTGCATTATACGCAGAAGACGCAGCTTACGGCGTAGATGATCTTATGACATCTTGGGCTGCACGCACTACGCTTACCGTTAAATTTTCTACTGAGGTAACTGGGGACCACTACTGGGAGGCTTCAGCTTACGTTACTTCTTTGGAAGTTAGTAGCGGTATGGAGGATAACGTAACTTACTCGGCTACGTTTGAGTTAAGCGGCGCTATAACTTACGGCACTGTTTAATAGTAAACACTAAATACACTTAAAGCAAATGGTTAAATACGTAGAAATAGGAGGCGAAGAAAGACCGGTTAAATTCGGCTTCGCTGCTTTAATGGAATTTACCGAGGAGAACGGCTATACTATGGCCGACCTTGATAACCTCGGCGAAAATATGAAGCTAAAGGATGCACTCTTTTTGGTTTGGTGCGGTTTAAAGCACGGCGCTAGGGTAGAGAAAAAACCTTATAGCTATAGCATAGAGGAAGTAGCGGACTGGCTAGACGAACAGCCGGAAGCTATGGAGAAAGTTCTAAACGTATTTAGCTCAAGCTTTGGAGCCTCGGAGGAGGAAAAAAAGTAAACGGGGCGCCGGGCGAAAGCTCGGCAGCCCCTTTAACTTTTGACAGCTACCAAGAGCTAGCCCTAGGGCAGTTAAACTGGAACCCGGAAGCGTTTTACAATGCTACCCCTAGAGAGTTAAATAATGCCTTAAAAGGCTTTTTTAATTTGTACGAAATAAACCAGCAGCAAAGCTGGGAGCGGGAGCGCTGGAGTACTACTATACTAGTGAACCTAGAGCTACCAAAAAACAAAAAGATAAAGCCCCAAGATCTTACAGTATTTCCTTGGGAAAAGAAACACAAAGGAGCAAAGCTAACTAAAGAACAAGCTAAAGCAATACTAAGCAAATGGCAAAAAAGAGCGTAGCGAGTACTAACGTAAGCATAGGCGCTAACCTTTCCGGCCTTAAAAGAGGCCTAAAGATAGCGGGTAACAGCCTTAAAAAGTTTGGGGCTAGTGCTAAACGTATAGGCGGTAATATTACTAGAAATGTTACTTTACCTTTTGCCGCTGCTGGCGCAGCCGGTGTAAAGATGGCTACGGACCTAGAGACTAGCTTTAGCAAAATAGAGAACCTTGTAGGTATTACGGGCAAGGCGCTAGACGATTTTAAGACTAGCGTAAAAGGCGTAAGCGCTGCAACCGGGCAAAGCCAACAAGCACTAAGCGAGGCACTCTTTACGGTGGCCTCCGCAGGTCTACGAGGGGCAGAAGCTACCGAGGTGCTAGAACGATCCGCGAAAGCTTCCGCTATTGGTTTAGGAGATACCCAACAAATAGCGCAAGCTTTAACGGGGGTACTACAAGCCTACGGCAAAGAAGGCCTAACGGCAGCGGAAGCTACCGACACTTTAACGGCTATAGTAAGGGAAGGTAACCTAGAAGCGGAAAGCCTAGCTCCTACCCTTGGGCGTATAGTGGGTATAGGTTCGCAGCTGGGCATAAGCTTCCAAGAGCTAGGCGCTAACATAGCGACCTTTACCCGCTTGGGTGTACCGGCAGAAGAAGCCGTAGTAGGTTTACGCGGTGTAATGACTAGCTTTTTAAAGCCTACGCAAGACGCTGAAAAGGCGTTAGCTACGATAGGCTTAACTTCCGAGGACCTTAGAAACAAGGTAGGAGAAGAAGGCCTACAGTCTACGCTAGCTTTCCTTACCGAAAGCTTTAAAGGAAACGACGAAGCGATAGTTAGTGTATTCGGTAACGTAAGAGCTCTTAGTACTGTATTGGGTACGGCGGGAGCCCAGGGCGAAGCCTACGCAGATGTACTAAACAACATAAGCAACAGCACCGGAATAGTAGACGATGGCTTTAAAAATGTAAGCCAAACGAGCGGCTTTAAATTCCAGCAAACGCTTAACAGTTTAAGAAATGCAAGTATAGAATTAGGTAACGCTTTACTGCCTTTAGTTACAAAAATAGCGGACTTTATTACTGAGGCTGTAGATAGCTTTACAGATCTTAGCACCGAAACAAAAACAGCTATACTAACTATAACCGCTTTAGTAGCGGCTAGCGGTCCAATAATGACCGGGGTAGGAATGATTAGCGCAGTTATTGGCGCTTTACTTTCTCCGGTAGGATTAGTAGTAGGGGGTATAGTTTTACTTATTTTCTTAACTATTAAATTTTGGGATGAGATAAGACCAGTACTAGTAAAGACTATTAACTACTTTATAGACCTCTACAACGAGAGTACTCTATTTAGAGGGGTTATACAGTATTCTATTACCAGCTTTAAAAACCTTTGGACGATAGTAAAAGCTGTTTTTGGTGGGTTAATAGATTACTTAAAAAGCGTAGGTGAGTTTTGGGTAGCTGTTTTTACTTTCGATTATCAAGGAGTAAAGGCCGCTATTAAAAAAGGTCTAGGCGTAGTAACTGACATTATCGACGAAACTATAGACGGAGTAAAAGACAATTTCGAAGATGCTATAGAAAACACCTTTACCCCTAAAGAGAAGATAGAATTTGTTACCGAGGAGGGACTACAAAAGGGAATAGATAATATAACGGAACCCGTTAAAAATGCTTGGAAAAAGCTTACGGGTATGTTCACTTTTAGCGGTGGCACTCCTAAAAACCCTAAAGACCCTAAAGACCCTAAAGACAAAGACCCAAAGGACCCGGACCCAAACGGCACAACAGAAAAGAAGCTAACAAAGCTTGCTGTGGCTTGGAAGCAGTATAGCGTACAAGTACAAGCTAACGCAGAACAAGCCGCAGGAGCTATTACTGGAATGGTAGATACCATTATACACGAAGGCCTAATGAAATTAGGCGAGGCTCTAGTAACGGGTAAATTTGATTTTAAAAGCTTTAGTACTTTTATTCTTAATGCTTTCGCTAATACTGCGGAGCAATTAGGTAAACTAGCTATAAGTATAGGCTTCGCCGCTAAAGGTATTTTCGAAGCCTTAAAAGGTAAGCCGGAACTAGCTATACTAGCAGGTGGGGCTCTTTTAGTTTTGGCGGGAGTGGCTCGCGCACAAATGGCTAAAATGGCCGAAAACCAACAGCAAGTAAAACTAGCGAAAGGGGGGTTAGCATTTGGTGAGACTTTAGCTGTAGTCGGCGACAATCCTAACGCTAGAATGGATCCGGAGGTAATAGCGCCACTAAGTAAGCTGCAAGGTATGTTAGGCAAATCCAACGGAGGAGCTGTAGAGGTGTACGGACGCATAAGCGGCCAGGACATACTCCTAAGCTCCGAGAAAGCAGGAAGAGTAAGAACTAGATATAGAGGCTTTTAATAGATGGGTTTAAGATTACAAAGCGAATTCCACAGCTCAACCAATAAGCTCTATAAAATAGAGATATACCAAGAAGGCTATACCGCAGGTATTACTTCTTTTACGGTAGCGAGCGACGGCTTTACCTTGGACTACTCCGGAGAAACGGACGACATAGTAAGCCCTATTATTGGTTCTAGGTGTACGATAAACGCCTATAACGAAGTAGGGGCTTTCGACAGCTTTATAAATAAGCTAACCAATAGACAAGAGCACCTCTTTTACGTTAAGATAAGTTTAGACAGCGGGAGCGGTTATAAAACTTATTGGACTGGTGTAGTTACTCAAGATCTTATAAGCGAGCTAGACGAAAGTAAGCCGCGTATATTCCAAATAGTAGCAACGGACGGAATAGGCCTACTAGCTAACAAAGAGTACCAAGAGCTAACAGACCAAACAGTAGAGGACTTCTTAGAGGATGCTGTAGGAGCTATAGGCTTAGACGAGATTTACGCAGCGAGCGACTTATTTTACGCTACTTCCGTAAATGTTTGGGACATACAGCAAACCTACAGCGCTACTACGGACGTTACTACGCTTACTAGATTTGATCCTAGGGTATACAGCTCTAAAGATGAGGACGGAACTATAACCTACTCTAATTACTTAGAAATACTTAAAGAGCTTTGTATAGCCTTTGGCGCTAGGTTCTACCAAAAGAACGGTATTTACTATTTCGAGCAATACCTAGAAAGAGCTAACGCTAGCAGGGTAGTATATACTTATAGATTTGCAGGAACTTTAGGAGCTTTTGCTACTGTAAGCGACGACGTAACGCTCGACGGTACGACTACCGGAGGGGCTAGGCTTTCGGGTAATAGCTATACTTACTTGCCTGCGATGCAGAAAGTACAAGTAAGCTACAACCAAGAGCGAGCAAATAACTTGCTAGCTAGTGGTATGACTTTTACGGCTAGCACCGGAAGACAAAACCTAGGCTTTTTATCGGACAGCGATAACGCTAGAGTAGAGGTAGTAGGAGACTTACTTTACCAGCTCACGCACAACGGCGGGGCGGGTACGGTAACTATTGGTTTATCTTGGCGGCCCGTATGGCGTATAGAACTACGCATAGAGGATGTACTAAACCCTGGAACGTACCACTACCTTAAAAGAGATTGGAGCCCAGGAACTTTAGGCGCTAATATTTACGGGGCTACCTCTTGGACCACTACACCAAGCTACTACTATTTAGACGGAGGCAGCGCTAATAATGAACTAGACGGAGTTTACCTAGCTAAAGTAGTAGGGTTAGTTACGCCTCCTATACCGGTAAGCGGTACGGGAGAGCTCGACGTAGAATTTTACAACGTCTACGACTTTAACTATAATGTACAAACCGTACCTAGCTACTTTACTGAAACTAGAACGGCTAAAAACTTTAGGGCGCTTTACTTGAATGATAGCGGAGCACAAAGCGATATAACTATTTTTAGCTCTACCAATAGCAGCGCTACGATAAAGAGTAACCTTATACTAGATCTTGGAGAGTTAAGGTTAGGAGACAGCACCGGAATACAAGGCAGCCTATACGTTTATACGGGTAGCGCTTGGGTAGCTTCTACGCAATGGCGTAGGGGTAACAGCGGCAGCTATCAAAGCTTACTAAAGCTTTTAACTTCGGAAGTATTAAGCTTACACCATCAGCCCATAGAAATTTATAACGGCACTATAGTAGGCCCGTTTGAGTTTGGCCGCCGCTATGTTTTTGATAGTGCGAACTGGCTTATAATGGGCGGGACCTATAACGCCAATATGGACGAGTGGAGCGCTGAATGGTTCGCAATAAGTAGCGACGATAGCGGAATAGCAGCAGATACCCCGGTAGGTACTGGGGGCGGTTCGGACTTCCAAGCTAGAGTAAGTAGTCAGCAGGGTACGGACGAGATTATAATAGCCGACATAGTAAACACTACGCAAGCTAATGTAGAGGGGACCTTATCAACTAACGGCGGGGTAACGACGGCGGTAAACGCCGTAACGGCAACCCCGGCAGGTAGTGAAGACATAAGCGCCTCTAACTATATGAACTTTATTAGCTATAGCGGTGCTAACGGTACGTATACCTTAAACCTTCCGGCGGCTAGCGATGGGGTACTATTAAGGTTTAAAACGGACGATACAGTACTAGCTAATAAGACCGTAACACTAAGCGCCAACGGCAGCGAAACTATAGACGGAGAAAGCACTTACGTAATGGATCGTAGCTACGACGGTATTAGCTTACTAGGCTATTCGGGAAATTGGTATATAGTACAAAAGAAAGAGAAATAAGGACTAAGTTTATACAATAAATAGAATATGAAAAAAGCTCAATACTTCTACCTGCTACGCAGAGGCTTTTTTAGCGGTGGCGGTTTAGACTCGGATTATCAAGCAGTACTAGACCAAGCTACTACGCGAGGCTTTACAGCTCCTAGCGATACCCAGCAGAATTTACAAAGCAATATAATAAAGACGCTAAAAGCTTCCGGGGTTTGGGACAAGCTAGACCTATTTTATTTATTAGCTGGCGAGTATGAAAACTTCGCTAGGCTTAACTGGAAAGCTCCGGCTAACTATGAGCTAGCCAATAGCGGTACTCCTACCTTTACAACTAATAAAGGATTCAGTAACGGCGGCGGTAGCAACTACCTAGACACTACCTTTAACTTTAGTACTGATGGAGACAAGTATACGCTAAACGATGCAGGGGCCTTTGTAGCCTTTCCTATAATGAGTACTACTAGCCAAAACAATAACCGGGTATACGGTAACGAGGAACCTACTAGCGCTAACTTTTTAAGCCCTAGAATAGACGTAGACGGTGCGGACTTATCTAACCGTAACTGGATTAACGGAGCTGACTATCAAGATCCCGATACAGCGCCCGACTTCCACAAGGATAACAATACTATATTTTTCCAAAATAGAACAAACGCCAGTACGGCTAACTATAGAAGTACGGACTTAGCAGCTAACGACGTTAAGAGCGCAGAAGATACGGCAAGTATTAGCAGCAGCTTACTGAACGATAACCTAGTATTATTACAAGCTAAAGGCGCTTATCTAGAGAGTACGGCTACTATTGGAATGTTTGGACTAGGGGCAGCTCTAACGGCTACGGATATGCAGACAATAGAGCGAGCTTGGTATACTAACTATTACACTAAATTATAATGGCAGACGCGAACTTAATACTAAAGCAAACGCTTAACGTAACTTGTATGCGTAACGATACCTTTCGTCTAGCTATGGTGTGGAAGGACTCTACGGACACTTTAATAGATCTTACCGCCTATACTTTTATAGCGGAGGTAAAAAAGAACACTAGCGACCTTACTAACTTTTTAAGCTTTTCCGATAGCGACTTTACAAAAGACGCGAGCGGAAACTTAACAATGAATAAGACTAGTGCGGAGATGGACCTAGTACCGGGCTTCTATTACTATGACATACAAGCTACTAAAATTTCGGACTCAACGGTACAAACCTGGGCCGGCGGTAACTTTATAATAAAGCAAGACGTAACGGACTAATGAGCGTAAATTTAAAACTTCCGGCTATTGGATCAGTAGCTATGACTTTAATAACTGTAGCAGCGGTGGCGCTGAATTTACCTATATCTTTGGTAGATTTTGTATTTAGTACGTCGCAATGGCAGACAATAACAGCAGTAAACTGGGACGGAGTAACTGCACAAACTTGGGACTAAATGGGAACTTCTTTAAGCGGCTTAACGCCAGCTACAACTTTTGACGCACTAATAAAAGTAGGAGATAATAGCGCTCTTACAGCTTCTTTAAAAACTATATCCGACGGCGAAGGAAACGACAGCCCCCTAAAGCTATCAACTGCTGCCGTAGGTATTGGGAGTATAACGAATGTAGAGAATGAGATAAACGGCAAACAAGCTACTTTAGTTAGTGGCTCAAGCATTAAAACTATAAATTCTACCTCAGTATTAGGTAGCGGAGATATAGCAGTACAAGAGACTTTAGTAAGTGGTACTAATATTAAGACTATCAATGGTTCATCGCTTTTGGGTAGTGGAGATATTAGTATATCTGCATCCGCAGGAGGTAGCAATACACAAATCCAATTTAATGATTCTGGTGCATTTGGTGCGGACTCTTTATTTAATTGGGATAACACTAATAAGCGTTTAGGCGTTGGGGAAACGACACCAACGGGAAGAGTTCATATAAAAGGTGAAGGTTCTACAAGTGCTACTACTTCTTTATTGGTGCAGAATAGCGCAGGTACAAATATGTTATTTGTAACTGATAACAAAATAGTCAATGCAAGGGAGCTTTTAAGAGTAAATCACAACAGCAATTCTTCAAGATATACACAATTAGCTTGGGGAAGCATTGTAGCAAACGACACGGGTACTGAATTATCAATTTATGGCGGTGGCTATTCATCAGCCATTTTTTTAAATGGTAGCACAAAATCAACGGCGGCAGGTGCAACAGGTATACAATCAACGGGGGTATTGATTGCGGCAAGTGTAAGCCAAAATTCTTTTGATCCCATAGATTCCGCACAGCTGCAAGTAGATAGCACTACAAAAGGATTTTTACCCCCAAGAATGACCACAACACAAGTTGAAGCAATAGAACCAACGGCAGGTCTTATTGTTTACGACACATCAACAAATACACTTAAATGCTACGATGGTAGTGCTTGGAATAATCTATTTTAATAAATAAAAGTTATGTATATCAAAATCAACTCATCGGTAAACCTATCAAGCGGTTTAACAATTCCAAGCGGTAGCGTAGTAACTATTGCTGAAGGTTACGCAGATGTAAAAAGCGAAATTAACGAAACGATTCCCGCGCAAGTGGCGACGTTTTTATTTGCAAGTGAAGAGGCTTATAGTAATGAGCTTTCACCAGTTAGCGGAGTAGCTGACTTTAACCCAGTATTTAGCGGTTTAGAATTGTCGGTAGATCACTACAAAAATAAGACTGCCGAGTACTTGTTTATAGATGCCGTTAAAGAAGCCTTAGAAGAAGTTTACGGAGAAGGTAACATAGAAGTAGTAGCTTAATTTATAACCCTTAACAAAATGAATACTACCGATTTAAAAGTTTATTTTATGAATGCCGCTACTATGGCACTTTCTTTTAGTAACTTAGAAGCTACGCTAAAAATAGTGCTGCTTTTAGTATCTATTGCGTATACCGCGCAGCGTTGGTATTTAATGAATAAAGAAAAGGAATAAATGAAAGACAGCTTTAACAATTGGGTAGAGGATTTAGAAAACCAGGAACAGCCGGAGCAATGCAGTATAGATAACCCCGACTGCGAGGCCTGCGGCAGCTAACAAAATAACTAT